CTTTCGTGGCCTTGCGCTCGGGTAAACGCTTCCCCTTGGGCTTGCGGGCATAGTCTTCTAATTGGGCCTCACTCATGCCCGTCTCAGTCGCCTTGCCCGCCCGCTTGCGCCCTAACTCTGCCCCGAAATATCGTTGCTGCGCTTTGCTCTTCGCCGGCATACGCCTACTCCTTCGGCTCGGGTTCCGGCGTCTCTTCCTCCTCGTCATCCGGCTCAATCACGATGGGATGGGCCGGCTCGGGCTCCTGCCCTGGTGGTCCCCCATGCGGGTGCTCAGGATGGTCACCCGTCTGGCCCGGCGGTCCCCCATGGGGATGGTCGGGATGGTCCTTGTCTGGCTTATCGGGTGCTGACTGTTCGCCCATGTTCGGCATTCCTCCTGCCTATCTCCGCCTGTTTCTCTAACTCAAACTTAATCCGCACCACGGCCTCGCCCCAGGCCCGCCGCTCGTCATCGTTGAGCGCTGCCCAGCGCACCATCGGCCCCCCCCACGTCTTCCACTGATGCGCCGCCGCATACGCCGTGTACGCGATCTGCGCCAACGGTTCCTCTTGGACTTCACCGAGATCCGCCATCATCCCCTCCTTGCCGCTCGCGTGTCCACACCAGCAGCCCTAACAGTTCATACACACTTCGCGCCATGACGCGAAACTGACTGTCTAACAACTCGCCCTCCGGCGTCCCACCCAACCGACTCACCACGACCTGCCGCGCCTGCGCGATGGTATCCACCACGGCTAACGTCGTGGTAATGTCCTGCGGGGTGACATAGCGCGACTCAGACTGCATCCCTCACCCTCTCATACGCAAAGAGCTATTTCTGTACGAGTTGGCGTCTTTCCTCATCGAAAGGCCGCTCATCACCCTATATAGTTTGAAACAGTCTATGGAAAAGGGGAGAAATCTGGTGTTTTCCATAGACTGTTTCAAACTATCACCGCATCCAGGACCCGGTGCGCATGGTCCGATGATAACGCCGCTCGGGCACCACGGGCTCCGAGGTATCGCGCCCCGCATGCCGCTTCTCCACCGCATCTACCTGACTAAGACTAGTCGCAAGTGTCCTCAGAGAATCGGCGCCGTGGCTTGACCAGTCATGTTCTGGGTGCTGCGTAAAGACCTTGCGCTGCTCATCATACTCCTGGTGATAGCTGCGCAGCGCCGCAAGGCCCTGCTCACACGCGAGGGTATCAAACCACAGCCGCGGAAACATCGTGCGCACATTGCTAATGCCCGTGTCGAGGCTGGGCCGTTGTGCCACCATGACCTGGCCCTGAATCTGGCGCTGGAGCGTCGTCTCCCGGCGCTCGCCACTGCCCCACTCGCGGACCCGGCCATCGTGCGGCAGGAAGTGCGCACGGTAGCGTTTCTGCTCGCCCCAGGGTAGCCCCATCAGATAGTCGGCATAGTGGTCAGCCCCGACGCCGTGGGACTCGTAGTAGTGAATGAGGTTGATATCGCGCCCGATAAACTGCGCACACCAGATCGCCGTGGCGTCATCAATGCCAATATCCCAGAAGGTATACACCGGGTAGCTGGGGTCATAGCGGATACTCGTAATCCGCCGCTCCTGATCGACAAGTCTGAACTGCTGGCTATAGTACGCGCCAGGAATCGCCGCTTCCCACGACAGGTAGTATTCCTGGTCCACCAGGTCTTGGCTCATCCCTTCGCGCTTATCGGCCTCGACATCCGCTAGGCTCACCACCGGGAGGCCATTCTCGCCGGGGCCATCGCGCCGCGTCTGTTCGATGGTCAGCGTGTCGAAGTACCAGTCCGGGTTATCGTAATTGAGTTTCCACAGATCATAGCCATGGTTATGGCCGCGAGGCGTGTAGGGAAAGGCGGCCCAGCCCCCATTCTCGCGAAGGATGGGTTGCGCGATACGCCAGCCCTGGGGATTCTGGAGGGCATACTCACTGAACACGAGGCCCACGCCATTGCCCCCGACGAGGACATCGAGGTTGCGATCCGTGCCGAGGATTTGGAAGGTACTGCCGGGCTCGCGCAGATTCTGCGGGTGGCGCAAGGTGAGCTGCATATCGCTCTTATTCGGGTCACCGTAGAGCAGCTCGGGGGGGAAATGATCCAGGTAGCGGCCCCCTTCGCGGTCGATGCCATCCCAGAGGATACGGCGGCCCTGATTCTGCTTGGGGAAAATATAGTAGTAGTTGCCGACGCGCTCGCACATGCGCTCGATCATGAAATTGAGCAAGGTCTTATCCTTGCCACTGCGGCGGTGCCAGACGAGGCCGAAGCGGCGAATACCGCGGTCCCAGGCATCCCAGATACGCCACTGGTAGGAGCGGGGCTCGAAGCGATAGGGCAGGGTCAAGTCATACTCAGTCTGGGACGTGACCATTCTCGCTCCCTCGGCGCAAGAGGATAGCTAAGGGCCGTTCGGCATCGCCGGAGTGCTCAACGTATTCCTTGGGCTTGCCGTAGAGATAGTGGAACAAGAGGACTTCCATCGCGGGGGATAGTTCACGATTGAGCGCGCGTTGGCGCAGGTCCGCGAGATAGGCAGGGTCTTCCAGAATGGTCGCAGCGACGGCAGCGGCTTCGCTCTGGCGCTTGTTGGGCGTGCCCACCTTGCGACCCGAGCCAGGCACCTTCCCATTAGGGAGTGGCTTACCTTTAGGCCAGGCCATAAGTCTAGTTTATCTCTAGGCTAGAGATATGCGCGGGACCAATGTGGCCAGGCTGGAGGTGATCGACTGACCACATGGCAGCGCGTTGCTTGAGAGAGCCCGACACGTGGTCTACGGGAGAGAGAAGACTATATCTCTAGAGACTACGGAGGAAGAATAGGCACACGTCGTCCATAGATAAGAGATAGATAGATCTGTCCCTCTCTCAGAAGACAACGCTTGGAAAAAGAAGATAGTACAGGCGGTGCGTGTGTGTCAAGCGAAAAGTGGTGGGTCGGTGGAGGGGCAGCACGCGTAGCTGAGTGCCGTCCCTCACTGGGAGAAGAGGGGCTTTGTTAGCGAGGGGTGGAGATTAGTCGTCCAGCTCAGCAGCCATAGCGGAGAGCATGATCACGATCCAAAAGAGGGTCCAGAAGTCGAGGGACATAGAACGGTCCTTTCTCAGGTTAAGCCATACGGCCATGGTTGCGGCCATTACAGGAGCATTCACAGTGGTGGCCCGTGGCGGACAGGCAGCGGCTATCGCAGGGGGTACCGGCGTGGTAGGTCGCCTTGATGGGCAGCACGGGCACGAGGACCGGCTTGGCGTTCGAGGAGGTATTGCACCGGGTGCAGGGCACATAGCGGGCGGCGCCGTAGAGCTTCGTATGGTCCGCCGTGGCGCGATGATGACGGTGACAGCGCGGGCACCGACCCAGGTAAAACGTCTCAGGGGCATCAAACGGCCGTTGTTCGTCGAGGGAGAGTCCAAAGAGAGCCAGTTGCATCGTAGCCATCATCCACCTCCATGCTGGGCTGCGCTTAGTGACCATCACCAAGCATCTGGGAATAGTGTATCCCTATGGGATTATTCTGTCAATAGGTATGGACAAATATTTATCACTATGGGATAATAGAGGTATCTTCAGAGAGGAGGATGGTGTATGACAGCACAGGAGTTGAAGGCGTGGCGTATCGAGCAGGGGTGGACGCAGAGTGAAGCGGCGCACCATCTCGGCGTGCAGCAGAATACCGTCTCACGCTGGGAGAATGAGGACACGCAGCACGGGCGCGCTATTCCGCAGAGCATTGCCTTACTGGCGCATCTCTTGACCTTTGCACCCAATATCCCAAGGGTAGAAGTTTTCCGTAAATAACCCTTGACATCTTAGTATCCCTATGGGATAATATAGTTACAGCAACACAGCGACCCCGCGAGGGGGAGCCGCCACGGACTCTGGGATGAGTCGGGCTCTCAAGGGGACTTGAGGGACAGCGACAGGGGGAGTGGGACAGGCCAAGGCACGAAGGTGTCATACGGCATTGGTAGCCGTATCTGACGAGTCACCAGACGAAACACCACACGAGGAGAGACGACGATGCAGCAGCGACAGCCCACGACCATGACGACAGCGGAGGCCATCGAGGCCCAGGCCCCGGTCACCGTCCACATGGCCGGCCGCATGGTCCGGGGCCGGGTGAGCCGCACGAATCATCCGGCGAATACCATGCTCATCATCACCCTGCCAGGTGGGTGCGCCACGACGTTCCCCACCCGGCTCGTGGTCGATGCGATCAATCATCAGTTAATTCTCAACTGGTAAGGAGACGACGGTGCACAGCAAGCGGAACCCTGAATGCTATTTGCCTGACGAGGACGAGGCACGGCAGATGACCGAGCAGCAGGCCGAGGACGAGGCCTACGCGGCGCAAATGGCGGCCGCCTGGCAGGCCTGGTACGAGGAGAGCGCATGACGTTTCGGTACACGGTCGAGGTCCAGACGGAAGGGGGCTGGGAGGTGGTCACACTGGCCCCGGTGACCTACATGAATGCGGTGAAGACGAAACGGGCGTTACAGGAAGGGGGACACCGCGCCCGGATCATGCAAGACGGCAACGAGATTGCGTAACGACACGACAGCGCCCCACCGGCTGCGCCAACAGTCAGTGGGGCCTCAACAAGAAAGGCATGTCCACCATGCACACACAGACTATAGCACAGGTTGACGAGCACCTCACGGCCGCCCTGGGCCAGCGCTGGCTCCAGTATCAGCAGGAGCATGGCTTACACCTGGAGCCCGTGACCGTGCAGGAAGTGGAGGCCGTGACCTTTGACGCGGCCCTGCACCAGTTGTACCAGAGCCCGCTGGAGCAGTACTGTCTGGCGGTCTCCACCAATTGGTATGGGGATGAGACGCATGGGATTGCGCGCCTCGACGCCGAGGGGGGCGTGCGATTTTATCCCGGCCCCATGGCGTATGGCAATTACTGGAAGCCGAAGCCCGAAGATCTCACCTTGGGACCGCGATGCACCCGGCAAGGCCGCAGCGTGGCGGCGTAAGCACCCAGCCTGAGCGTGCGGGGGACGGAGAGGCGTCCCCACCTGAGACAACAGGTCGTAGCCCAGGGGCTGCGAGGCGTAGGGCCACACACCGAGCAACGGAGGCGAACGCACATGTTCGACATCAAGCTAACACAGGACAATGGCACCTGCTATTCCACCAAGGTCGAGACATACGACGACGCGGTGCGGTGGATTGCGGGAGAACCCGAGGCAGGCATCATGATCTGGGAAGACGGAGAGGATATCGGCACCGAGCGCTTCATACAGCTCCAAGAGGAGGTGGAGCGCCTCAGAGACTAACCCCCACGGGCCAGCCCGACAGCGAGCGGCGCTGGCCTCACACAAGGAGGAGACGATCATGACCTTTTCCGAACTGATGCGCAACGC